CTTTGTTGATGGCAAAGTCTTACATGGACAAGTACCCAGATGCTGCCATGTTGTTCTATGACTCAGAGTTTGGAACTCCACAATCATATTTTGATTCGTTTGGTATTGATACCGATAGAGTTATTCATACTCCACTGACTGATGTTGAGCAGTTGAAGTTTGACATCATGCAACAACTTCAAGGTGTTGAGCGCAGCGATCATCTTATCATCGTGATTGATTCAATTGGTAATCTGGCTTCAAAGAAAGAAGTTGATGATGCGCTAGAAGGTAAGTCTGTTGGTGATATGACTCGTGCCAAGCAGATGAAGTCTTTGTTCCGTATGGTTACACCGCACTTGAACCTTAAAGATATTCCATTGATTGTTGTGAATCATACTTATATGGAAATCGGTATGTTCCCTAAAGCAATCGTTGGTGGTGGTACTGGTTCATACTACTCAGCTGATAATATCTTTATCATTGGTCGTCAGCAAGAGAAAGAAGGAACTGAGATCATTGGTTACAACTTTATCATTAACGTAGAAAAGTCGAGATATGTGCGTGAAAAATCTAAGATACCTGTTACTGTATATCATGATGGTGGTATCAGTCGTTGGTCTGGTCTACTTGATATTGCGCTTGAATCCAAGCATGTGGTCAAGCCATCCAATGGTTGGTATTCTAAGTGTGACCCAGAAACTGGCGTAGTAGAAGAAAAGAAACATCGTTTAAAAGATACTGACAGCAAAGAATTCTGGATGCCTATTTTGCTGCAAAAGTCTTTCATTGAATTTGTAAAGAACAAGTATCAGGTTGGTTCTTCAGAAATCCTCAAGGATGAAGACATCGAAGCAGAACTTGCAACAATAGATGACGATGAGTAACCTAAGATACATTACCGTAGAAAGTAAGACTACTGGTCTTGAAGCAATAAAGTTGCTTGAAGATCCGTATTCAGGTATAATATTCACTTACGGTAAAGTTAGTTTTAAAGAAGATGAAGCCAATGATCATCTCAAGATAAAGTTTGACTACGATATTTTGCATGATCCAGCTGCTGCTCCAAACAATGAACGCAAGGGATTTGTAAAGGAAGAATTCGAGCAGTACATTGGAGATCTTCTTCAAGAACTACTTCATGAAGAATTAGCAAAAAATAATGTAACTTATACAGGTGGTGTTGACGATGAGAATAGAACAGGCGATATTATCGAATCTGATTCAGAGTGAAGAGTATTGCCGTAAGGTAGTTCCCCATTTAAAGAAAGAGTATTTCTCTGACCGCAAAGAAGCAGCAATTGCTTCTTTGTTACTTACTTTCTTTGAAAAATATAACAAGCCAGCTAGCCTAGAAATTGTTGCCATTGAAATTGGTAATATGACTGGGTTCACTGACAAAGAAGTTCCAGAGATGCAAGAGTTTGCCAGAACTCTAACCAATTTTGAACCAAACCAAGAATGGCTGTTGACCAATACTGAAAAGTTTTGTAAAGATAGGGCAGTGTATAATGCAATCCTCAAGTCAATCAAGATTATCGATGGCAATGATAAAGTTAATACACAAGACGCTATCCCTAGTATTCTTTCTGATGCTCTCTCTGTTTGCTTTGACAATCATGTCGGTCATGACTATATCGAAGATGCTAATGATAGGTTTGATTACTATCACAGGGTGGAAGAGAAAATTAGTTTCGACTTGGACATGTTCAACAAAATCACCAAAGGTGGACTTAGCAAGAAAACTCTAAACATTGCACTGGCTGGTACTGGTGTTGGTAAGTCGCTATTCATGTGTCATGTATCAGCTGGTGTTCTGATGCAAGGTAAAAATGTATTATACATAACTATGGAAATGGCTGAAGAGCGTATTGCTGAGCGTATTGATGCGAACTTGCTCAACCTAACTATGGATGAACTAAAAGTAATTGACAAGGATATCTTTGATACACGTATTGAAAAGATCTCCAAGAAAACCAAAGGACACCTGATTGTTAAAGAGTACCCAACTGCTTCTGCTCATGCTGGCCATTTCCGAGCACTATTGGAAGAGTTAAAGTTGAAGCGTGAATTCATGCCAGACATTATCATGATTGACTACCTGAATATCTGCGCAAGTCAGCGATTGAAAATGGGAGCCAACGTAAACTCTTATACATATGTAAAGACAATTGCTGAAGAACTACGTGGCTTGGCTGTTGAGTATAATGTTCCCATTATGTCAGCTACCCAAACAACTCGTTCAGGATTTACGAACTCGGATCCAGGACTTGAAGATACTTCAGAATCGTTTGGTTTGCCAGCCACTGCTGACTTTATGTTTGCCTTGGTATCGAATGAAGAACTTGAACAACTGAATCAGATTATTGTAAAGCAGTTGAAGAATCGCTACAATGATCCAAACCATTACAAGCGATTTGTTATTGGTATTGATAGAGCCAAGATGAAGTTGTATGATGTTGAAGCATCTGCACAAACTGGATTGACTGATGCTGGTACAAAAGATGATGATAAACCATTATTCGATAAAAGTGACTTTGGCAAACGACTACATAGTAATGGTAGTGCACCATTTAATGGGTTTAAGTTTTAGGAGAAAGATATGGTAAAGGTATTAGTAGCTGAAAATAAATTAGACATGACTCACATGATGGGTCAGTTCCCAGATGAGAGACATTATGATTTTCTCATCGAAGAAGACATCGATGTATACATGCCAGAGATTCCTGGTCATCCAGAGATGACATACTCTGAAGAAAGAATCGTTCTTAAGTTTCGCAAGAACTGGTTCACCAAAGAAGAACAAGATGCCGCATACGCTGGTCTGAGAGAAGCAGCAGTTGAGACTCAGAATCGTGGCATTGCAGCTGGACCACGTCAAGGTTCTTTGGGTAATCGTCAATGGGTAACTGAGTATGAGTACGAAATGCTTGATCAGTTTTTAAAGCCAACAGAGAATCTGTTTGGTGAAGATCCAATTGAAGAAGTACGCAAGAAGTATGAAGGTAAGAAAGACAGCGCATCTAATCGTGCACGTGTCTGGTCTATTGAGCGTGTAAAGAAAGAGAACTTTAAGTTTGAAGAGTGGGTTGATGCAATGAAGCAACTCCCACCAGATGAAGCCAAAGATAAAGCAGAATACGTGGCAGAGAAACTAATCTGTATGACTACGTATGCGAACTCAGTTCATTCTGGTATCGCTGGTTGGTTTGATCGTTACCCACGTATTCCTTATGGTCGTGCAACATCTTACACTCGTGATCAGTTTGACAAATTTCAAATGGCATTTCCATTCCTTCAAAGTCTTGCCAAAGGTTTCAAAGACCTACTGCCTTGGAGATATGAGAATCAAATGACTGCAGCACGCAAGATTGATTCAGGATTCTTGGTTCCAGAAACTCCCTTTACAACTATCACTGTGAACAAAACATTCCGCACTGCTTGTCACTTTGATGCTGGTGATTTGAACAGTGGCTTGTCAAACCTGTTGACTCTTTCAAACAATGGTAACTACTCTGGTTGTTATCTTGTTGCACCTGAGTATCGTGTTGCTGTTAATGTTCGTCCAGGTGACTTGCTTCTTATCAACAACCATGAAGTAATGCATGGCAATACTCCAATCATCTGTAATGACGAGATTGCTGAGCGTATTTCTTTGGTTTGTTATTTTCGTGAGAAGATGCTTGAGTTGGGTAGCAAAGAATACGAGGATACACGTTTCCAATTCGTTGAAGATCGTAGACTCAACAAAGAACACCCAGAACAGCGTTCACTTTGGAATGGTGTAAGTCCAGGTATGTGGGACTCAGATGAATGGTATGATTATCTGCGTGGTAAACTTGGTGAAGAAGAACTTTACAAGTATCATCCAGATGCACAACAGTCATCCTCACTTGAAGGATTCTTTTGATGTGCGCAGTAGTTGGTGCAGTAATCCGCAACTTTAATGAGAAACATGCGGCAATGTTGAAGTGTGTGTTCTTTGAATCTCGTATTCGAGGAATGCATGCCACAGGAGTATCTTATGTCAAACACAATAAGATACACACAGACAAACTACCAGTTCCAGCAACTGAGTTTGCATTTAGATTTTGGGATTATGTAAATGAGGACGGTAATCTTTACCTTGTTGGGCACTGTCGTTACAGCACTTCTGACCTTGAATATAATCAACCAATTAACAATGATAGCATTTCGGTGGTTCACAATGGAGTGATCACACAAGAACTTCCAGAGAATTGGAAAGACAAGTATGGATACCAATGTGAAACCAAAAATGACACTGAGCTAATCCTCAAGTCATTGGAAGATGATAAGTCTCCATTAGACCATTGGTCCAATGCATCATTGGCTGTTTGTGAATTATGGGCAACAAAGAAGATTCGTTTCTATAGAAATGGAAAGCGTCCAATTTACTTTACTTTAATTGATGGTGGAACTATAATTACTTCTACTGAGGACATTGCTGTTCGTGCTGGCTTAGTCAATACTGCTGAGGTTCCATTCAATACATACCTTACAGTTGATGAACGAAATGTAATGACACTTGAAAACGTAGGTGTAAATAATAAGGACTTACAACAGGTAGACTATGAAATTGAAACAATACGAATCTGATAAATTTACTTACGGTATGGAAATAGAGTGGGGTGATGTGCCTCGCTCTTTTTCAATTCCAGAACATCTTGGCACTTGGGAATATAGTGAGCGAGATATTGTAAACCTACTAGAACCATACCAATACGTATGTGCAGATCCACTAGGTATCGATCCTCCAGTTGGTGGTGAGATTAATACCAAACCAACCAGAACTTGGATGGAACAGGTCGATCGTTATTTCGAACTCCAGAAACTCTTTGAAGATAATGGTACACCACCTACTGTTGGTGCAACCTGCCATACACACATACACTGCAGAGTACCTGGACTTCGAGATGACATTGATGCACTAAAGCGACTGACCAAATACATCAAAGAGAATCAGCACACTACCATTGAGCATGTGTATGGTTTCTTTGAGCATAATGAGATGCGTGGTGTCAAAGGTTCTAAGATGTATTTGAAGTTTGATGGTGGTCGTGCCTTACCAGATTACATGAGTGATAACATCATAAATCGAGCAACTGACTTTCAGTCTTTCGTTAAGATGCATGCTGCTGGTAAAGATGGTGTATCAATGGGTAGACCATTTCGTTATGCAATCAATATGTACGCATTGAAGCACATTGACACTGTGGAGTTTCGTTTATTTCGTGGTACAATGAAGCGCAATGAACTTGAAACATGTTTTAGATTTGTTCAGGATTTCCTACATGCTGCACTAAATGATGGACCAACTGTTGCTGAAATGATTTCAACAAACAATTACACTTTCCCTCCAATGATGTGGAGTCTACCGCAATTCATCGGCTGGGAAAAAACAAAACACCCAGAAGGTCGTGGAGAGAAAGTGAGGACATACGTTGAAGTTGTCTAAATGTTCACGTGCTGAATTCATTGATGCAATATCTACTGAGAAGGGTGATAACTTTGCTCGTACATTCGTGGCAAAGGCAGATATGCAAGCACAATGGGATGAGTGTTGGGGAGCGTTTGATGACAGTGGCGAGTTAATGGCTGCAATCATTACTACAATCTCAAAGCGTAAACCATTCGTTGCTAATCTTCAACTGCTGCATACCTTTGTAAAGCATAGAGGCAAAGGTGCAGCCAAAGTCTTATGTGAGGATTCACTGCGTCAGGTAAAGAAACGCAGAGCAGAATACTTTAGAGTATCATCTGAGGTAGATGCAGTTGGCTTCTATGAAAAGATAGGTTTTAAGTTTTGGGGTAAACAAAAGAGTGGGTGTCAACTGTCAATCTTTCGCATTGATGGTAATACCTTTGCTGAAGGCGACTATGACTACCATGACTCAATGATCAATAATGCAATACACAAAAAGGGTAAGGGTGGTTGTGTTGAGATTTTTGATATTGCAACCAAACAAAATCTTGACCTGCAAGTCTTTTCGTAGTATAATAAATTATGGATCATAGAAACAACCCAAGAGAATCATTCATTCGCTGGTACGCATGGTCACTTCAATACGATGATTGTGACCCAGCAGTATGGGCAACAAACTATCTCAATAAACGCTATGAGCACAATGATGAACAACGTCTATGGCTTTGCTGGCTTTATGGAAACACATACCATCTTCCAACTGCTTGGGTATTGATGAATGAGTTTCCTGACTTTGAACTGGCAACTGTTGATCGAATGACTCAGTGGAACACAGCGAATTATAAAAGACTAAGGTATCAAACTGATACGAAGTGGAACAAAGGGCATCTTCCTACTATGTTTTCTTCCTATCAAGAATTTATAGGAAGTGGAACTCAACGTGAAAGACTCGAAACCTACTATGGCACCGACAAGGAAGCAAACTTTAATGCGCTGTGGACTGTACTTAAAAACAGTCTTCACAAATTTGGTAGATATTCCACTTGGTTTTATCTACAGCACCTCAAGCATACTGCTGGTGTTCCTATTGAGCCTACTAGTCTCATGCTGGATGATTATGATGGTTCCCGTTCTCATCGTAATGGATTACTTCTTGCCCTTGGCAAAGCTGACGATATTGATAGAAAACTCACTAGAGCGGAATATGCATACCTTGAATCATGTAGCAAGAGCATTATTGTTGAAATGAGAGAAAGGTTTCCTGCGTTGGCTAGTCAAATAGATTACTTTACCATGGAAACTTGTCTGTGTTCCTTCAAGAAAATTTTTCGTGAACATCATGGGCGATACCTTGGTTACTATCTTGACAGACAAGCAGAAGAAATTATGCAGTGTGAGAAAGATGGTTGGTATGGTATTGAGTGGCAAGTGCTTTGGGATGCTCGCAATGAGACCATTGATCTAAGATTAGACAACAAACTTGGTATCAACAAAGAAAAGTTTAAGTCATTTGTAAGCAGTGGAAGCATCGATCGACTTGATTGGATGTTTGATGATGAACAAGAGATTGGTATTGGACTGGAGGCATTCGCATGAGTAATATAATGGCAGGGAAAATTACAGCTGGTGATACGATTACTATAACTGGAAATAATGGTACTGGTGTTACTACTGGTACTAATATATTCACAACTACTGGAATAAACACTGGAGCAGTTGGTACGATGACGATGGTTATGCCAAAAGCATCTTTAGATTATCTACTTGATACCTATGAGATGAATCAAATAGTCGTTGAGCATAAACTTCAAGAGCAGGAGTTAATGACATTGAAGAATGCTGATGTTGATTTTGCTAACCACATCAAAGTCAATTTGACAAATCGTACTGCAGAAAGAATCGTACAGAAGATGTCCTTTACTAAGGTTAAAGATCCGAACATGGATGTTACTTCGTTCCGAGGAAGGATCTGGGTATTTACAAAAGATGAACTTGAACAATTGATTAAGGATGCACAAAATGCGTAAGATTATTGCTGTTGGTGGGCAACCAGGAACTGGTAAGACAACTCTGTTCCGTAAGTTTATTGAGAACTACGAATGGCGTAAATGCGAACCAAAGAAATTGCTCAATGCTCTCTACTGTGAAGAGATCGATACCTATATCCTAGGTAAGTATGAAGATGGTGAAACCTTTGCAGGAACTGATCGTTTAAGTATGGCTGTTCAACCAGTGGCTCAGGAATTCGTTAAAGAAACGAATCACAATATCCTCTTTGAAGGTGATAGAATCTTCAATCAGTCTTTCCTAGAATTCTGTATGGCTCTCCCTGCAGATCTTCAGGTAGTCTATCTAAAGGTTCCCGATGCTCTACTAAAGCAGAGATATCAGGATCGTGGTTCCGACCAGTCCGAGATATTCCTAAAAGGTCGGGCTACTAAATATAATAACATACTGTCAAATTTTGAATTGATGTCCTATATTACTGAGTTTGCAAACACTAACTTAGAGGAGCAAGCGAAAGTTCTTGCGTTTTTGGAGGGTCACTTAGCCAAATAGCAATTGCTTTCTAGGGTACGATGAGATTCCTAGAAACCTACAATTCGGACTGGATGGAACTGCTTAACTTCTATGAGCGACCATTCAGAGCTAAACTTGTTCCTGCAAAAGTCTGGAAAGATTTAGATCGTTATAAAAACGATCAAGAAGGACTTTCCAACTACATGAGAAAATGGCGAACACGTCTGTTGTTCGTTCCACCTCCAGCAAAGTCTAAACTCTGGCAGAAGTATGTAGCTGTTGGTGGTGAATATGCTCCAGATGAGCGACAGATAACTCTTCATCTTTATGCCAGCAATTTTAACAAACATCCCTTTACAGAAGAGACTTGGAAAACTTTCAAGTATCGTTTAATTGCAACTTTAATGCATGAGTTGATTCACTTCATGCAATTCCATAGAAGAGATGATAACTGGAGCAACTACGTTGTTCCCTACAAGAAAATCGGAGTTGCAAAGAAAGACGCAGAACGTGCTTATCTTTCCGAGTTCGATGAGATACAGGCATACGCTCATTGCGTATATTTGGACTTCAAAACCTACCGTCCAAACGTGCCTATCGATGACTTACTAAATCGCTGTAAGAAACATCGCGATTCAAAAACCCTACACTACTTCCTGAAGACTTTCAACTACGATTTTAGGAACAATGTTTCTCCTCAGAAGATTGTTCAACAGATCGCTAAATGGGATCGCAAGTATATCAGAGCAAAAGTATCCTAAATAATGTAGTAACAACTTTATTGATGGATAACGAATGGCGACTGCTCAGGTAACAGATAAACAGTTAATACCCAACAAGTTTGGGTTTGACGATACTCCTATAAGTCTAGGAAAACTAGACAGCACAATTAGGAGCAAACTCAAACAGATGAATCTATCGAATGCAGCGATAGAGGCATGCACACATATTCTAGATGAATCTATTGCAGGTAAACACACATTCAAAGCAAAGTTTACTGGTCTTACCACTCAAGAATATAATATCATTCTCAAAGACTTTGGAGAGTTGACTGGTGCTGCATATCTTCTAAAAACAGAATCAAAAAAATATGGTCATGTAAAATTTCCAACTGGTAATGAGAAATTGATTGACTACATTCTTGTAACCAAAGATGGTGCTGATGAAAAGTTTTCTGCCAAAGCAGGACAGGGTGGTAAACCATCTATTACTTCCATTATGCCAGTCATTGAAAAATTCATTCGTGGTGGTAAATTAGATAACAAATATCAAAAAGCATCATGGGTGCTTTTTCACTTATCCACTGAAGAAACTAATGGACTTTATTATGGTCCACTTAAAGCTGCAAATTATCTTCAGACTAATGGTTATAAAGCACTAATAAAACTTCTTACATCTGAGAAGGTATACAGCACTGGAATCCCAACACCAGAACAACTTGATAACGCAGTTGCTCGTGGTGGTAGTTATGATAGTTGTATGAAGTTGTTTGATAACTTCTACACACAATCTGGTTATAAATCTAATATGGACCATGCAGTGACACTACGAACAATTGTATCACCACGTGCTGGAAAAGAGAAACGCTGGGGTGTGCTACACTATCCAATTACAGCTGAGTTGGTTAAGTGGTTAAATACAGATACTAATAATGCTAAACAATTATTGACGATGGCTGCGCAAACATTAACTGTCACTCAGGTCTATCTAGATTTAAAGGGTGATACTTTAACTTATACTGTTAAGGGATTCTCTGATGCAGAATTCCAGTTTGGTTCACCAAGTAGTGTACCTCGTCCAACAAATAACCGTATTGGATTTACGATGAAGAAATCTCCATCGCCGAAAACAAAATAAGGAAACAACATGAAAAATTTTGCAGAATTTTTAAAAGAAGAAGCTGAAGAAAGTAAGCAGCTAAAACATATTACTCATCCAGAAGATCGTCCATTGATGCATGGACATGCTGGATTTGAACATGCTCATGCTGCACTAATGCAAGCACATGCTCACATGAAGTCTGGAAATAAGTCAAGCAATCTAACCATGAAGTATGATGGCGCACCTTCTATCGTTTTCGGACACCATCCAAAGACTGGTAAGTTTTTCGTTGCTACTAAATCTGCCTTCAACAAAGATCCAAAGATAAATCACACTGAAGCTGACATCGATAAGAATCATGGTCATGCTCCAGGTCTTGCTTCTAAACTCAAAACTGCATTAAAGCATCTACCAAAGGTTGCGCCAAAGAAAGGTGTTTACCAAGGCGATCTAATGCATACCAAAGAAGATCATCATCTTACAGAAGGTTTTCTAACTGAAGCAAGTAAGGTTTCTTTTACACCAAACACTATCACTTATACTGCTCATGGTAAAGAAGCAGATAAGATTAAAAGATCCAAGGTTGGTGTAGTTGTTCACCAACAATATCATGGTGATGATATCCATTCCATGAAGGTAAGTCCTCATCCAGATCTTAAATCATTCAAAGATCATCCAGATGTTCACATGCATGGTGCTGAGCATGATACCAGCAAAGTAACTCACAGTAATGAGAATGAGCATGCTTTCCAAAAGCACATGGCTGCCGCAAAAGAAATCCATGATACTCATGGACATGCAATGTATAACGCAGTGCACCCAAAACACTCTGGTGATGCTGGTCACCTTGGGACTTATATCAACAAGACAGTCCGTCATGACGAAGTCCCAAACGTAAAGGGATTCCAACAACATCTTACTGATCATCATGCTAAAGCAGCAGAAAAAGTAAAGACTGAGAAGTCCAAGGCAGAGAAAACATCTGAAGGTGCTGCTCAGGTCGCTCATGTGGAAAAGAACAAAGCACACTACGGTAATCTACTGGCTCAACACCACCACTTGGCTCAGGCTAAGAACCACTTGGTGAAATCTCTTGAGACTCATGAAGGTGGTTATGATCACCACATCGCTGGTAAGAAGTCTAAGCCAGAAGGTTTTGTTGTAAACACAAAGCATGAAGGTAAAGAAGAACCAAGCAAGCTGGTTAATCGTGCCGAGTTTGCCAAGGCTAACTTATTAAAAACTAAGAAGTTTGGAGATAAGTAATGTTATCGTTTAAAGAATTAATAGAACAATCTAAGAAAACTGGTTGCACCTGCTGGACTGGATACAAAAGAGTTCCAGGAACTAAGCCATGCGAATCTGGTTCATGCATGAAAGAAGAACGTGGACTGTGGGATAACATCCATGCTAAACAAGAACGAATTAAAAATGGTTCTGGTGAGAAGATGCGCAAGCCAGGAAGCAAAGGTGCTCCAACTGCTGCAGCATTAAAAGCATCTCAGAATGAAGAAG